CCGGGAATCATTTTGAGTGAACTACCTAATGCACCAACACTCGTCCCTAGAGAGCCTACTACGTTCGCTGCGGAGGCACTATTACCGAGGGCAGTTCTTGAAATGTTTTTCATCTCTCCAAACATTTGCTTGAAGAATTTACCACCAGAGAAGTCAGGAGGTCTTGGACCACCACCTCTTCTTCGATCACCCGGTCCCGGAGGTGGATTCCCACTTCCCCCCGCTACCTCCACTACCATTCTTTCCTTTACCTTTGGCAATTTGAATTTGAACTTTCAAACTATCAGCCAGTACTTCACGCATAGCAGTTAGGTGGTCATTGGCTTTTGTTTGTTCATTAAGCATTTGCTGCAAAAGGAAACTGTTATCAATTGCCATATTAATTCCTTATAAATAAAATTATATAGAATTATTTATTATATGGAGTCCTTATGAGTAAAATGAACCCACTCGCTAAGTATACTAAGATTGAAGAGATTTTTGTTAAACTAGCAAGTAACAACGTAGTAAAATACAAACCTGAAGTACTAAAAAGTATTAAACTAGGTGTTTGTGCTCGTGCAGCACGTGATGAAATTATGCTTAACACACCAGATGCACTTATCGGAGGTGATGCAGTGATTAAAGTCATTGAGAACTGTGTTCCCGGTATTGAAGATGCTGGTGAGTTGTTTGTTAATGACGTAGAACAGCTTTTAATTGCAATTAAAGTTGCTTCTAAAGAAGAAGATTATGAGATTCAAACAAAATGTCCACATTGTGATCATGAAGGTGCATTCCATCGTAATCTACAAAATTTACTCGATACAATGAGCTATTTCGATAAACAACCAATCGTAGAATTAGTAAATGGTCTAAAAGTTTATTTCAAACCTTATACATGGAATGAGTACAGTGATTTTGGTCAACGCATGTTCCAAGAGCAAAAGAAATCAGAAATGATTGATTTAATCGAAGGGGATGATGATGAGAGTACTGAACAGAAGAAGAAAATGTTCACTGAAGTATTTGAAGCGATGACTCAACTTAACTTTGACATGATTGTTAAAAGTATTGAGAAAATTGAAACACCAGATGGTGATATTGTGGATAGTGCAGAATTTATTCTTGAATGGGTAAGTTCACTACCAAAAAGCACACTTAAAGAAGTACGTGAAGCATCTGATGAACTTCAAGAGATTGGTATCAGTCATAAAATGGAAGTGCAATGCTCTGAATGTGATCATGAATGGGAAATCGACAAACTTCGTTATGACCCATCACATTTTTTCGGATTCAGCTTCTCATTGCCAAGCCAGAAGAAATAAGACAAGTGTTGAGTGATATGGAACTCAATGTAAAAGAGATAAAGTCATCTCTTATGGAGATTTCTGTCTATATCACTAACACTTCCTATGAGATGCTACTCAATATGCCAACAAATGAAAGAGACCTTCTGGTTCGTGCATATAACAAAAAAGTAACTAAAGAAAACAAATCATAACCAGCCTCTGTGCTGGTTTTTTTGTATCTTAATTTGGGTAATAATCAATTATTGTATCTATCTTGTTTGATTAGCCAATCTTCGATTGTCTAAGAATTTTCAATTATTCATAACTCATTTCATTCGTTATTCATAATTTCAATTCATTTCTAATTATTGAATGTACTTAATTGTACTTTATATCTTGACGAGATTTGCTGAGGTAATTTCATCCCCCCGCAGGGGAATGAAGACAATAAAAAAGACCCAATTAAGGATCTGAATATTGCTTGACGCTGATAGCATCGGAATTATTGTATAGTGAATTTCTAAATTTCTTTAGAGCGAAAGCGGGTTGCTCTGTTTCTCTCTATCACTGTCATGTGCAACGGTCGTAGTCTTAGTACGCATACATTAAAATCCATACAATCGAATCTTAATGCTGTTCAAATTTCAAGCGGATCTATAGCCAGCCTTAAAATTGAACTCCCTTAACAAGTGTGGTCAGGTGTCCCTCATATATCTATCTAGCAAGCGTCAATCTGTCTAACACGCTCGTTTATAGTGCCGTATTGCCGTGGGTGGTACAAACTATGCCAACTCCTAACGGGTCTCTTCTGCACTTCGCACGTGTGGTCTGCTCATCTGCCATCTACATTTTCGATAGGATCAGGATTCATTTCGTAGGCTTTCGCCTCCACACTGAGTTATCTATATTATATCACACTTTTGCTCATTTGTCCCAAAAAACGTAAATACATTGTATTAATTATTTGGAGAAGTACTTAAGATGACAAAAAAACGATTAAAAGATTCTAAGGATGCTGCAAAGTACCGTAATGAATTACTAAAAAAACAAAATGGTATTGATCCTATTACTAAAGAAGTCATAACTAAACCAGTACTAGATCATTATCACCAAGGCCACCAGCATTGTCGTGAGGTACTACAAAACGAATGCAACGCATGGGAAGGGAAAGTAACCAATAGCTTTAATAGATACATGAAGCACTTAACAGATAAACCACTATCCGAAGTACTGAGAAACCTAGCCGATTATCTTGATCGAAATGGTAGTATCCCTGAAGACGAAATGGTAATTCACCATACTGCACTTACCGTGGATGTTAAAAAGTTTAAAGCCTTACCAGCAGCCCAACAGTGTTCAGTACTAGAATCTTTTGATGTGATTCCTGATACTAATACTGCGAAAAGAGCAAAACAAGCTCGTAAATTAATCAAATCTGGCGATTTGGATATGCTTAAATTAAAAAGGAGTTGATATGTTTCCATTACCAAGAATAAGTACTTATGGAAATAGAGTGGTAGTTAAAAGTGATATAGTAAAAGTACTAAGTAATGTTGGTGCAGCTACTGTAGTTCTGTATAGTAGCGGTCAATTGTATGGTTGGGGTTCAAACGCCCAATATTCATTAGGTACTGGAGATAATACACCAATAACAACACCTACTTTGTTACTTAGTAATGTAAAAGATGTATGGTTGGGTGTTAACGATACTCTTGTTTTAACCAATGATGGTAAAATGTTATGTTCTGGTATAGGAACATTATTTGATAGTTCAAACATTCGTCGTGCCTCATGGACTGATGTTAGTTCATATTTTAGTTCTATAGGAATTGAAAATATAAAGAAAATTGATATTAATGCTGGATGTTTGGCAGTCCTAGACAAATCAAATAGATTGTATGCATGTGGTGATAACATTTATGCCAAATATGCACCAAGTGCTTCGACTAGATATGCAACACCAACGTTGATTTTATCTGTGTGTTATGATATACATGGAAATGGCAACCAAGCATTATTTACATTACGTTCTGATATGAAAATATATGCTGGTGGGTCAAACTCAAATTACCAGTTAGGTACAACCGCATCCAACCAAGGAATGAATACTATAATTTATAATCCTTATACTTTTGCGTATCCGGGACTATCATTAGAAAATGTATTATACACTTCACGTATCAGTACATTTATAAACAACGCAACGATGACCGGGGGTGGTAATGATTCGAATCGAATTCGACCTGCTGGATCTAACAATAGTGGTCAACTGAGTTTTAATCTTAATAACACTACAAATTATAGTGGATTTGGTAATAACTCAACTCTACCCTCTGGTGTTGATGGTTCTACAATAGTAAAGGGATATTCATCGTTGGGTAACTTTGTATCTCCTGTATTACAAACTGCAACTGGAATATATCAGTGTGGGTATGGTGGATATGGTCAACACGGAAATGGAGGAATTGGTAATTTACTTATGTATACCCGAAATTCTTCAATTGATAGCATCATAACTGATTATTCAAAATTGAAAATTTGGTGCGTTGGATTTTATAGTTCATTTTTTGTATATGAAAATAAATTATATGGTGCTGGTGGTGGATCTGCTTCTACTGTTAGTACTGAATTGCCGGGTTATAGTTCAGTACAAACATCATTTGTACGTATCGCTTTACCACTTGACCCACCATAAAAAAAGGAGCCATTAGGCTCCTTTTTGTTTAATAAATGTCGTCAAGTGTTGCATACTCTAAAGTACTGAACCCATCCTCTTTCACTACTTTCAAAATATTGTCAGTTTTTGACAATAGTTCTTCACGGTGAGAAATAACGAATACGTTCTTACCTTCAATTACAGCAAAATCAGAGAAAATCGTCCAAATACGGTTAACACCACTTGTATCCAAACCAACGTCAATGTACTCATCACAGAATAGAATATTAATACGCTGATAAAGCGATTCATAAGTATCCCTGAATGCAAGAGATAATGCAATATTAACACGTGTACGTTCTCCACGAGATAATTGCTTATAGTCGTAAGTTTGGTCGTTCAATGTAATTTCAACGCTTAGATCATTCATGAACTTCACAAAATGCTCAGAATCACACTTGTCAATGTAGAATTGCAAGCGATTGTTGAGATAAGTAATGTTCTGCTCTATAATACGTTTACGTACATATGAATCTTTGTTTAGTAATAACTTCACTAGGAAATCTTGGTGATTAGCTAGCTTTTCTAACTCATTATAAGTATTGTAATCAATAGTCTGTAATGATTCAGTTTTTAATGTCTCAATTTGAGCAATATATGGATTAGAATTACTTTCTTCACGTTTCAAATTCTCTGATAACGATTTATACGTCATTTCAAGTTTTTGAACTTCTGAAGTACTGAATACCACATCATATTCTTTAAGTTCCATCCCTTCTAGCTCAGTATATGTACTAACTAGTTCATCATCATAGATATTCACTTCATCAGCTTCATATTTTGCTGTATTTTCAGCTAACATGTGCTCATGTAGTTTTGCTTCTGATAATGTACTGTATTTCGTAACTGGCTTAGGTGGCATTTCAAAGATTTCAAGTTCATCAATCTCTTCAGTAGTGATTGAAATGTTATATTCAGCTTGAATAATCTGAGAAGATAGATCTTCTATAGTGTTCTTGATTTTATCAAGCATATCAGTGTGATTGTGATCATTTTTCAATTCACCATTACACATAGGACACTTACTATCTTCTATTGTCTTCAATTTATTGTATTCTTTGGTTAGAGAATCATTTAGACGTTCAAGCTCAGACTTACTTTGACGAATAGCCTGTTCTTTAAACATCTTAGTACTGGTATTTGTCTTTAGAATTCCTTCTAATTGATACCAAACGTCTAATTCTTCATGCAATGCCAATTCAGAACTAATATCTATCGATTTTAGCTCATTGATTTTGCCAAGTACTTCAATTTTATTTCTTTGAAGTTGCTGATCATATTGTTCACGCTTTTGCATTAGTGAATTTAGTCGATTCTCAAGTACTGAACGTTTATTGTTATGCTCAATTGCATCTTCCATATCTTTTGCACTAATATAAAGTGCTTCGAAACCAAATTTATCGGCAAACTCAAATTCGGATAGTTTAACTTTTAAGTCATCAATCCTATTTTGCTTATTGGTCTCAAAAGTATTGGCCTGAGACTGTAGATTCTCAATACTTTTTTGGATTCTTTCGTTTGAAGCTAATAATGTATCAATCTTGAACTTTTCCTGTTCAGCAGTCTTCTTAGAATCCTTTTGCATATCCTTTAGAAGTTCAGCTTTTTCAGTCAATTGTGTAATACCAAGTAGTTCTTCGATCATATCACGTTGCTTTTGAGCACTCAATGATAAGAAAGGGTCTACGTTGGCGTTAAGTACTACAATATGTTCAAATAGTGTCTGGGAAATACCTAAAATTTCATTTAGTTCTTCCTGTGTATCTTTTTTCTCACCTCTGGATTCATCTTCGATGACTTCACCATCTTTAATAGTAAGAAAATTGAAATACGTGGGGCTACGCCCACGCTCAACTCTGTATTCAATTCCATCTTTAATAAACTCAATCTCAACTTCACAATTTCTTGTATTAGTTTTATTGACTAAGTTGGGAATCTTGATATCATTACCAATGCTTTTACCATACAATCCAAAAACAAGTCCTTGAATAAGTGCTGATTTACCAACACCGTTACGTCTTCCGGTACTGTCACCGCCATCAACAACAACATCATTGTTCTGGCCTAGTACAAGAGAGATTTCTCTACCTTGTAATTCAAGTTCTTGTGGGGCATTTCCGAATGAGAAGAAGTTTCTCATTGAGATTTTTTTGATGGTTAACATTCTTTACTCCATTAAAGTGATGTATAAATTTGCATTAGAAGATTTTTGTCGAACATTGGTGAATCGATCTCTTGGATCTGACGTAGTACTATTTCATCCACTGATTCAGTACTGGTTTCTGCTTCACCATATTCCAAACTTTCTTGTAGAGCTTTCTTACTGTTCACAATATTGAATTCACGAACTTTGTATAGCTTACTAAAGACTTCACGAATGTAACTAATCTCATTCATGTTAATTGGAATATCAATTTGAACCTTAGCAATGACGTTATCTTGCATGTAGTACTGAGGCTCATTTAACATTTCTGATAAAGTGAAAGTCCTATATTTAGGTGCTTGATCCCATGCTTTAAATTGTGGTTCTTTACCGTGTTCTAAGAACATGATACCACGAGCATCATCCCAAGTATCTGAGAAATTATGTGGGAAGCAATTTCCTGTATAGATTATTTTAGTACCGCTCGGTGTAAGTTTTGATTGTCGTTTGTGGAAGTGACCACTAAAGACATACTCACAGCCATTGAAAGACTCTTGTGTTTCTTTACCATGATTAGGCATCTCAACCATTTTGTTTAGTAGGTAGCCCGGAAGTTCTAGGTGACCGAAAACATATTTGCTGGTGAGTGATGGCAATTGCTTGTACTCATCATCAATCATAAAAGGAATGAAAGTACAGTCATCGATTGTTTTCATTTGATTAATGAATTCGATGTTAGCAAATGATTTAGCCATATTGATACTTGTTACATCACGTTTGTTTTTGTGATACATATCATGGTTACCGACTAGAAAGTAGGTTTTTTCAAAGTTATCATTTAGTAGATTCATAATCTCTAGACCGTAGTTTAGAGTACTAATGTTAACATTACTTCTGTTATGGAAAAAGTCACCCATAAAAATGCAAACTTTAATATCACGTTCTTTGGCTTCATTAATCATGAATTGCACGAAGTTAACGCAATCTAAATTGTGTTCTCTACTGTTATTCTTCAAACCAAGATGAATATCAGTGAACGTTACTGCTTTATCAAATAGAGCCATTTCTACCTTCCATCATTTTCATTTCAATTTCAATTTGTCGTGTATGACTTGGTGTAAAACCATTAATTTCGAGTAAATCATCACGAATATTGCGTACATTCTTTTCAGTATTAAGTACTGATCTAAATGCGTTGTTAACGAAAGATGTATAGTAGGAGAAGGGATTTAATTGTACAGCAGGTTTATCTTTTTTGTACAAAATGCTTTCTTTAAATAGTAAGGCATTTTTTACTAGTTGTATTCTTGCATCGCCCATCATTTCATCTAAGTACGTATAATTTCGGTAGTTAGTTTTATGGGAGATTTCTTCTGCAAGTTTGATGAACATCTTTCCTAATTCATTAGTCATTCTTCCGTGAGTTAAGCAAAACTCACCGCTGTCCGTATCACCGAACCAGTGTGAACGAGCTACTTCATAGAAAGTTGCGTCTTCATCGACAATGTAATGTTTGAATGGTTCGAAGTTAACACGAATTTTAGCACCTTTCTCTTCTGGTATGTGTTCATCCGTAATTACGCGAATCACAACTTCATCGATTGGTACTGTTGTTAGGAACAAGCCACGCTCATCAGCAGCTTCTTTAGCTTTCTTCGCTGATAGGCCGTCTTCTGCTCTAATCCGTTCAACTGTCTCGTTGTTGAGGCGTTTAATACGTGCTGCACTAGCTTTTTCAAGTAGTTCTTCATCAATTTCATTCACATCGAAGACGATGTAATCGTACATACTGTAGCACTCATCAATTAGCCAGCAGTATGACATTTTACTGAGATGTATTTCTCGTAGTAAGTCAGCGTTATTCAAATACTTTTTACGCTTGGGTTTGGTTATCATATTGTAACACTCCATGTATTTTTTTCATGAGACCATCCGTGTCCCACCTCACTATTATATCACATTTTTCGAGTTTGTCCCAAAATTATAAATATATTATAAGTCTTTTTATGGAGAATTTTTATGATAGACCGTCGAATCAGATTGAGACCACGCCCTGCGGCTCAAAACTACGTATACGGGGATAGTGGCAATTTAAGCCAACCTACACTCCTGTCAATACTTAGAAGTACTAACGGGATGGTCTGGAATTATACACCTACCATTACCGAGCAACGTTCAGTGAGCTATGAAACTCAACAAACAATGCACAGTAACGCAAACTACAACAACTACAAAAACACATCTAACGCCATAATTTCAGTACAAGGAGATTTTTACTCCAACACTGCAACTGAAGCTATGTATACGCTAGCATGTATGAACTTTATTCGTGCAAGTTCCCTAATGGACTTTGGTCGTCAGGCAGCAGTAGCTAACAACCCTAACGTAGCAGTTGTTGGTGCTCCACCACCAATTTTACTATTCAGTGGATATGGTCGTTATATGTATAACGATGTTCCAGTGATCATTAAGTCCTATAACTTTAACTTCCAAAATGATGTTCCTTACATTCAAGTACCAGTTGATTCAATCACTGCTAAATTTAATGTAACGGACAAAGATTCTCGTGCATTTTTTAATAACTTAAGAGCACAAGGACTAATGAATAAAGAAAACGAAGTGTGGATACCACAAAAGCTACCAATTACACTTCAACTAGAAGAACAACCTACGTCAGATTATATGACGAAGGATTTTAACTTAAACGCATTTAAACGTGGTGCACTAATGAGAAAAGGAGGATTCATTTAATGGCTTCTACATATAGTCAGTACTCACCGTATGCAAAAGTACGTCAAACATGGTACTTAGATTACAACCTACCAATCGGTATTATCCCTGCTGATACCGATGTGGATTATACTATTCCAGCAGAATACGCAGAACAGCCTTGGCGTTTATCATACGATTTGTATGGTAATGAACGCTTATACTACGTATTTGCACTTTTAAATCCAAATATCTTGGTTGACCCAATTTATGATTTTACAGCAGGTACAGTTATCCGTATTCCATCACTACAACGAATCCAAACTTACTTAAGTAGTCCACGCCGAGTCAAATAAAAGGAGTTTATATGGCTAATCGAATTTCAGATGCAGCATCAAATACAATTAATGAACTATCATCAGGATTAGGTGGTCAAGCCAATGAATTAACATATAATACTGTTAGTAAAGGAACATCCGACGAAGTAACAACCGCTTCTGTTAATAAAGCAAAAGCAATTGAAACAAATGTCGATCCTAACCTTACTGGTATGAATCCTAATTCCTCAAACCCTTATAAAGCAAAAGTAACTGGTGAACGTCCTAAAAACTGGAACAGTGCTGAAGGTGTTTACTCAGATGCTAACCTAAATGATTTTATTGTACCTTATGATAACGCTTTATTAAAATATGACAACTACACTTACCACTTTACTCTATTTGGATTGAGTTCCCCTGAATATCACCTATTCTGGGATAACCCAGATACCGAAGTTAATAGACATGTAATAGCGGAAAGTGGTGTAACTGGTAGATTTAGTATAGATAGTGTTCAAATTACAACTGCTGGCCCTGCATCACCGGGTTTAACAACAAACTTCTCATTTAATAACTGCGTAATGGCAATTTCTGAAAATAATGGTATGAGTTTGTTTAATGACCTTGTAGTACTAGCAAATGATCTAGGATATAACAAGTTTATGGACCTACCTCTTATTATGGAAATGGATTTCATCGGTTTCCATCCAGTAACAGGTAAACCAGAACGTATACCGGGTCTAAACCGAAAATGGGCTGTCCGTATTAATACAATTAAAGCTCGTGCAACTGAAAGTGGAGGTACTATTGTTTATGACTTACAAATGACTCGTGCACGTGCTGGATTAGTTGAAAATAAGGATTGGATGCTCAAAGAACCATATACTTGTACTTCTGCAACGTTCGGTGACTTTGTTCAACAAATCCAAGACAAACTTAACAAGATGGCTCAAAAGCAATACGGATATCTACAGTACCGTTACGATGAATTTGCTAATGGAATGTATTATGAAATTCACGTTCCTGATGAATTGGCTGCAATGTCAATTAACTACGACATGAAACAATCTAAAGAAGTTGGAAATACAGTAAATGGCTCTGATGGTGCTAAAGACTTCTCTTGGGGTGCTGATGTTCCTGTATCTCGTGCATTCGATGACGTTTTGGATACATGTATTCCAGTACAATCAAGTACTGACCGCCGTCGCCAATTTGTCAACATTATTCCAGTACAAAAATATGTCGGCTATGATCCAATTCGTGCAAACTTGGCTTATAAAAATCACTTCTACATTGTTAAGTATAATATTGGTGATGTTGTTAGTGAAGAAGACCTTAAACATGAAAAATTCAACTTCGAATACTTCTTTGAAAACGCCGACAAGTATGCGGAACCGGGTAATAATGAACCTAAACTTAATATTAAACGCTACGACTATCAATTTACTGGTCTAAACCAAGAAATATTGAACCTAGAACTTAAATTCGACCAAGGATTTAACGTAGCAGTAACTCGTAACCCAGATACACAACGAGATATTGAAAACCGTAGTGGTACTCACGCCGCTGAGTACATTCAATTGGGTGACACAATTTATGATACCTCTATCCGTACTAACGTAACCGATATGTGGAGTAAATCACAAGATTTAAAAGATGAACAAAATAATGGTCGAGTTCTTTCAGATGAAGAACAACGTTTCATACGTGACACTGAAGCAGTAACATCTCAACAAATGAAAGTCGGTCAAGAAGATGAACAAAATGAGCTATTTGGATATACTAGTACTGGCCCATCTTATATCGAAGACTACCGAAACGAATATGACATGACTTATGCTGGTACTGAAGGTATTGGTGGTAAAAATGGTACTATCGATGCTGTTCCTACTGAACCAGAGAACATTAAAACCGCTGTTTCAGGTTCAGAGAACGATAACAGTGGTAGCTATGAAATGGATCGCCGTTTAATGCGTGACAACTATTATAACCGTACTTTCTTGAGTAAATTGGATATGAAAGTTGTCGGTGACCCGTTCTGGTTAGGCTGGAGTGACATTTCATATATGAATTACCTCCAAAAAGCCGTTGCAGGTGAAGATATGGAAGTAGATACTACCGATGTTCACTTTGCTAACTGGATTAACAGTGAAGCATACCTACTTTTAAACATAAAACCTGTTGTTGCTATCAGTGATAGTACTGGTATTCTAGATTATGATACACCAACAATATTTTCTCAAACTATATACCGTGTAAACAAGGTTGTTAGTGATTTTGGTCCTAATGGATCATTCACACAACAACTTACTGGTGGTATAGTAATACGCTCTCTACGTAGACGTGACCAATTAACTGACGACGACGAAGGAACCGCAAGCAATGGCTGATACAAGTAAGATTTTCGCCAAGGATCAGTTGACTAGATTTGATCCTAGCTACCCACAACTAGCAACAGTCATGGACAACCGAGATCCAACCAATAGTGGTAAACTAAAGGTCTGGATTCAAGGCTCTCAGAGTGACCGTGACGCAAAAGACTCATGGATTGAGGTAGGATACCTCTCTCCATTCGCAGGACGTACACCGGGTGTTCCCGGTGCTAATTCATACCAACAATTCCCGAAAGGGTATGGCTTTTGGGCTGTACCACCGGATGTTGGCTGTACTGTAGCTGTAATCTTCATTCAAGGCCGCCAATTCGAAGCATATTGGATTGGCTGCGTATACGATGAACGCATGAACACTATGGTTCCGGGTATGGCAACCGAAAACCTACCAAATAGTGGGTATGATATGCCAGTACCTGTTACCGATTATGATCGTAACACAATTCAAACGAATTTGAAAGAAAAATATCCAAACGTACCAACAATCGAAGGTCTAAAGAAACAAAACCTTCTATATGATGAGGAAAAAGGTGCTGCAAACCGTTCAAGTACTCGTACTATCGCTAGTACAGTGTACGGCATGAGTACTCCACGTGGTAACAGCTTCGTTCTTGATGACGGTTTCACCGAAGCCGAATTAAACAGACAAAACTGGAACCAAGACCCAGACGGTTACCAAGATACACAAGTTAACAACCCCGTTAATGATACTGCGATCGGTACTCGCAAAAACGAAGGTATAGTACTACGTACTCGTAGTGGTGCTCAACTACTTCTTTCAGAAGCAACTGGATCAGTGTTTATTATTAACCGTGATGGTACTGCTCGCATAGAAATGACACCAGAAGGGGATATTATGATTCACGGCGATAAAAGTCTTAATGCCCGTATGGGTGAAGACATTAACCTAGTCGCTGGTCGTAATATTAATATACAAGCTGGTGCTGATATGCAATGTAGTGTTGCAGGAAATACTAAATTGAACCTTATTGGTACTCTAGATGCTAAAATTGGAGGCCAAGTCGTTATTAATGCTGGTGCTGACCTACGCTTAGTAACAGCCGCCACCCTTCGTGCTCAAGCAGGAAGTAGTGTTAACATAACATCTGGTACTAATACTGCGATTACAGCAGGTAGTAATGTGGATATCGGTGGAACAGTTGTAAACATCACTGGCGGTGGTACTAGTCTTACTGTTAAAGCTGGGAGTACAGCAAGTACAGCAGAAATGGGTGCTCCAGACTTCAAAACACCTACTGTTGGACTTAAAGAACATATTCACTACCACCAATCATTCTCTAGTGCATCAAACCACAGTGATGCTATGGCCCCTCCGGTAAATGGCGGTGGTTCATCAAGTGCGAGTCCCGCTCAACCAGCAGAACCAGCTAACGATGTGGCTCCAGTGATCCCAGAAGAAACTGAATACGAAGCTGTTCAATATATTAACAGTACTCAAGAAGTTTCACAAGTGGTTACCCAAGATATGCTTTATTCAAGTGATAGCATGACATATACCCAAACATTCGAAGGTCTTTACATGTTTATGCCTTGTACCGGGACAATTCGTGAATTTGGTTATTGGGGTAAGAATGTTCCTACACAAGATGGTAACAAAGCTGACCGATATGGATGGACAATACAAACTAAAGGTAATGTAGTAGCTCCAGACTTTGGTACTGTTTCACTTGTAGGTAATGGTGGTGTTGTAGTAGCACACATGAGTGGATACAAATCTGTATTCTATGGATTGGAAGTTACAGTACAGAACGGAAGTCGAGTACAGAAAGGTGATGTTCTAGGTAATGGTAAAGGTATTATTGAATTCGAAATACGAAGAATTTCTTCTAATCTATTCGGTTTCAGTGGAACAGTTGATCCGGGTCTATTCTATAGTACTGTTACTGGTGAAGGGGCCGAAGCCGCAAACCGGGCATTAACTGGTGGACAGCCTAGTAATCCTAATGCTCCAGCAGCAGATGCTACAACATTCTCAGAAAATAGTGACGAATTAGTTGTAATGACTAAAGTTAAAAGTATTGGTAGTACATATTCCCAGCGTGGTTCAAGACATGTCCCTAGACGTAAAACTTCTGCACGTAGACAATCAGTACAAGATGATACTCCAGCTATTTCAATTGGTGTAGTTGATAAGGCAGCTATTGGATGGAAAGTTGTAGCTACGGACGAAAAATTAGTCAATGATACTATAAACTTTGAAGGTACTATTGCTTATCAAACAAAAGTAGGACACTTCCGAAATGGTAGATTCTGGGTATTCCCAGATCCAGTTAAAGGACAAGATATTGGATACGGTCACTTAGTTACTGCAAGCGAACGGGCCAGTGGAGTGTTTAATAACGGTATTACACCAGATGAAGCTAAACAAATCCTAATTAAAGATTTACAAAGATCTGTAGATGGTGCTAAACGCCTATATGCTCAGTACTCGCTACAAACACCTTATTTGTGCCAGATAGTACTAGTAGAAATGGCATACCAAATGGGACCGGGTGCTCTTGGTAAATTTAAAGGTATGTTCAAAGCACTTCAACAAGGTAATTATAGACTAGCTGCTCATCATATTCGTGATTCATTGTGGTACAGACAAACTACTCGCCGTGCTGAAACTATGGCACGTTATATGGAGGCTTGTCAATAAATATTTTAGGCGACTAAATAAAGGAGAATAAAATATGAGTTGGACTTTAACCGCTAATGACTCTCAATTCTTTTCAGATGTAAAAATCTATGAAGGATCTAAAGAGTTCCAAACAGCTAAAGGAATGTTCAAGAATGGAAAATTCTGGACATATAAAGATAGTCTAGGACTACCAACAATCGGCTACGGTCACTTGATTCGTCAAGGTGAAAACTTCTCTAATGGTCTCACTGAGGCCGAAGCCGAGGCGTTGCTTCAGAAAGATGCACTTAACGCTTATAAAGATGCTAAGTCAATTTATGAACAATATGGTATGAATGGACCAGTCGAACTTCAGCGTGTACTCTGGCAAATGACTTTCCAAATGGGTAAGTCGTCAGTACTCAACTTCCGCAAAGCACTTGTTGCTATGGGGAAAGGTGACTACAAAACTGCTGGTAGAGAAATGCGTGACTCTAGATGGTATAGACAAACTACCTCTCGTGCAGAAAAAATGGCTCGCATTGTAGAGGGACTTCAGTAAGGATAATTAATGGCAGTTATATTCAAAGGGTTCTCATCACCCATTGTTGGAAAAACTAAAGTACTATATGACGAAGAACTTGTTAAGCAAGACCTCCTAAATCATTTTAATACCAGAAAAGGTGAACGGGCTTTCGATGCCGAATACGGCTTCATTGGATGGGATTTCATCTTCGAACTCGACCAACCAAGCGTTAAACAAGCACTTGATGATGATGCTCGACGTATAATTGCTCAAGATCCTCGCGTCGAAGTACAACACTTGGAAGTACTGAATACTGAATACGGTTACCGTATCAATATTAACCTGTACTATGTTCAATTGGAATCAGTTGAAGACCTAGTAATAGTGTTCGATAGACGTACTAACGAAAAAATGGTAGCTATAGCTTCTAACTTTTAATAAAAAGGCATCCGATTGGATGCCTTTCTTTTTGATAAATATTTCTATACTAATATTCGAGGTACGTAATGACAAAGAAGAAAACCTATGATGAAGATCATATTTCAGTACTGAAAGAATACTTTATTAATATAGAATTAAAGGAATAATTACTATGTCACAACAAAAAAGACAATCAAATTTATACGCCGCCGAGAATTGGAAGCAAGTGTATGAAAGTTTTTATAAAATCAATTTGACAGCCTACGATTTTGACACCATTCGTGAGAGTATGATCAATTACTTAAGATTGACCTATCCCGATTCTTTTAATGACTGGATTGAGAATAGTGAATTCATCTTTATACTAGACACTATTTGTATGCTAGGACAAAACTTAGCATTCCGAATGGACCTAAACTCTCGTGAAAACTTTTTGGACACAGCGGAACGCCGTGCTTCAGTACTAAAACTAGCGAAGATGATTTCTTACGCACCTAAACGGGCGTATCCGGGTCGTGGATTAGCTAAGTTAACTGAAATCAAGACAAACCAAGATATACGTAACAGTTACAATGAATCATTGCGTAACAAGACAATTCGTTGGAACGATCCTGCTGATAATAACTGGTATGAGAACTTTATTTTAGTTATGAACAGTTCATTTATTAGTTCTAACCAGTTTGGTAATCCTGTTAAGAAAATTTCTACCAATGGTGTATCGAATCAATTATATCGAATGAACACCATACCTATGAGTGCACCTAGTATTCCATTTACTGCGGTGATCAATGGAACATCGACTACATTTGAGGTAGTTAACCCTGATATTAACAGTATTGGTGCTGATGAACGTCACCCTGAACCACAAGATCAAAAATACATCATCTATCGTAATGATGGTAATGGTTTTGCATCTCCTAACACTGGATTCTTTGTTTACTTCAAGCAGGGAACATTATCTTATACAGATTATCAGTACGATATACGTATTGAAAACCGTATACAGAATATTGACACTAACAACATTAATGAGACTGATGTTTGGGTACAAGAAATCAATGAGGATGGTATCGTTCGTTCTAAGTGGACAAAAGTACCGTCAATGGAGAGTATAGCTTATAACTCGGTAGATCGTCAATTAAAATCTATTTTCTCAGTAACAACCCGCGATAATGATCAGATTACTATTAAATTCCCTGATCAACGAAGTGGTGTAGTACCTCGTGGGACATTCCGTGTATGGTATCGTGTGAGTAATGGAGAAACTTATAGTATTAAGACTTCTGATATTCAGAACAAAGGTATTAAGTACGTTTACCGTACTAAATCACAAACTGATTTCGAAAATAGTACTTTAGACATTAAATTCACGTTGCAGTACGAAACATCTTTGGCACAGAGTGCAGAAACTATTCAACAGATTAAAGATCGTGCACCACAGATGTATTATACACAAAACCGTTTTGTAAATGGTGAGGATTATAACATTGCACCGTTGATGTTAGGTAATACCGTACTAAAAGCTAAGGCACTTAATAGAATTTACTCTGGACAGTCCCGATTCATCGATATTAATGACCCTACCGGGAAATATCAAAATACTGACGTATTTGCTGATGATGGTGCGATGTATAAAGAGAATAAAACTATTCGTCAGGGTGTTTTATTACCAACTGCTAAATCTAATGAAACTATTATAGTTGATTCTATTCAGCCTATCATTGGTGACACATCTGTTATTCAGACGTATCAAGAATGGGAGCCTAACACCGTATATCCAACTAATAACCAGCATTGGTCACCTGAGTACAATTCATTGTATTCTAAAAATACGTATGGTCGTATTTTGATTAACGGTGAACCAACATCTGCTTATGATGTGGGTACATTAATCAACTTCAAAAGTAATACAACTTCTGGTTATTGGACAAGTATTGTTGGTCGTGAGGATAATGGTTATTACATTTTATCCAAACCAATTTCGGCTGATATGTTGATTTATTCATATTTGAAGCCGTATCGTGTTCAGTTTAATACAGTTGAGATCCAAACTATTTCTGCTATGATGAATCGCAAGACTGATTTTGTTATTATCTATGATACTTCTACACTTTCTTGGATTCCAATTGAGGGTAGTACATCTGAAGCTACTATTCAGTACAATAATGTTACTTATCCAATTTTAGTTCGTGTTCAATACACTGCTGAGTCATGGGAATTTGATGGATATGGTGTAAATTATGTATTTGTTGGTGGAGATAAGGTTAAGTTTTACTTTGTAAGTACTAAGAAGATATCTGATATCAGTACTGGTACAGTACAAGCCGATAAGATTGACATTTTACCATGTAACAGTGTTCCTGATAACAATTTAGGATTAGGTGTTAATGTTGATTTCCAAATTTTGGACACAATTCAGCAAGAAAATGGATATCTTGATGGTTCTCGTGTTATTATAACAAGTCAGGACGTTGATAGCAATGGAATTCCGTTGGAGCCTAATCAATTTGCTTCTATTGTTCCTAAATTCACTGGTGAAGATGCTAAAAAGTATGGTGGGTTGTTGGTATTCCGCGAAAACACCGATTTCACGATTGACATATTGAATTTACCGTCAACTAACTTCACAGTACTTGATTCTAGTTGGACATATACTGAGGCACAAGCACAGGCAGAGGTTAACACATATAAACGTCAAGAATTTATGCGTAACGTATTAATTCGTAGTACTTCTATGAGTGATTTATATGGTAAGGGTTCAGGATTTACTATTGGTTTCCAATATGATGGTAATTCATATTTTGTTGAACAGACTGTTGGTAATAACAATGATCGTTTAAACAACTTTATTGCTAACATGATTGAGCCTGATGATACATTTGAGATGACACCGGAAATTGCGTTTTACCGTGCTATTCAGAATGAGGGCAATTCACAGCTTCCAGCGAATAAAAAAATTATCTTTCTATGGATATAAAGAAGTATCTAGTGAGTACTATTTTGTTTCTAATGCTCGTACCGGAATTATGTTCCATTGGAAGCATTACGCACCTGATGACAACCGAATTGACCCAAGTAAAACAAACTTAATTGATATGTATGTTCTAACGAACTCATATAAGACAAACATCGATTTGTGGATTAAGAATGGGGCTAAGGGCATTTTCCCTAAACCACCTACTAGTGTTGAATTGAAGGAAATGTTCAAGGATGTTGAACAGAAGATTGTAATTAGTGATAGTATTATTTGGCACAGTGCGAATTATGTTCCTTTATTTGGTGATAGTGCAGATCCTGCATATCAGGCTGATATCAAGGTCGTGAAGATTCCTAATAGTACATTAAGTGATGATGAGATACGTCAGAAGGTTATTAGTATAACCAATGATTTCTTTGATATCAATTATTGGAACTTTGGTGATACATTCTTCTTCACTGAGTTATGTGCATACATCCACATGCAATTGAGTACTGAGATCAGTACTGTAGTGTTAGTTCCAAACAACCCAAATAGTAAGTTTGGTGAATTGTTTGAGATACCATGCCAACCGGATCAGCTTTTTGTAAGTACTGCGACTGTTGATAACGTATCTATTATTAGCTCACTAGCTAAGAGTAACATCAATATTGGTAATTAATTTAAGGGCATCTTCGGATGCCTTTTATTTTTTATAAATAAACCAAACGATGAAATGAATTTTTACGGAGAAATAAATGGCTAATGAATTTAAATTCCAGCCCACACAAGTAGCTGATGCTGTTAATAAAAAATTGTTCATAAAAAGATTGCCAGAATGGATGCAAGGATTGGAACAGATCCAAACTTTTTGTGATGATATTATTCAACAGTGGTTTAATCCTGCTGAACAAGAAATCGTAGATGGCTACATTGGTGATAGTAGTTCACCTGCGGCTTCCGGTAAGATTTTCATTAAAGAATTAACAGAACAAAGACAAGCATATCAACTTAGTCCTGCGTATGTATCTCGTAATGAAGATTTAAGCATTCGTAGTCTACAGTTTTACGAAGATCTAGTTGGGTATCTAGACCATTACGGCTGTCTAGCTGATAACCAAGATCGTTTGTTCAATGGTAAGTTCTATTCATGGACTCCACCTATTAACCCGAACAAACTAATCAACTTCAGTACTTATCTTTGGGATACACAAAACGAATATGGTATTGCACCGGACTATGTTGTTATGGAGCGTAACGCACTTAACGGCAATACTTGGTCATTGCAAAACTTCTGGTACACAGTTGGTCAAACACTAGCTGATGGTACTATTTTAACTGATGAAATGGCACAGAGTTCACGTTTTGCACGTGCACAGGTTCCAATCATTGAATATAACAAAAACATTGAACTATTAAACTACGGTACAAAATTCCGTGGTGTGGTTAATTATCTTTCTGATACATTAAAGCCAGAAGATATTGTTAACAAAAACCAATCAGACGGTATTCGTGTTGATGGTTTCGTATTAAAAGCTGGTGACCGAGTGCTATTCACTAGTATTGGTAACCCCGGCGAAAATAACCGTATCTATAAAGTTTATATTAAGCAAATGGAAAACGGTTCTCGTGTATATGGTCTAGTACTAGACGAAGACGAAGAAACTCCAGATCGTCCAAGTGGTGAGCCACATGTGGGTGATGTAGTACTAATCAAATCTGGTACAGTGTATGGTAACACTGCGATGTACTGGAACGGTACTATGTGGACTCGTGCACAAGCTAAACCTAGTGTTAACACTTTCCCATTATTCCAACTATACGACCGTAATGGCATTAAATTGAGTGATGGACAGATCTATCCAAGTTCTAACTTCCAAGGTTCTTCACTATTTGGATTAAAAGTTAACTTCGATTATAATTTTAATAGCATTTATGGAACCAACGTTGAGTTAAGTTCATATAACTATTTTGTATTTGAAAACTTCCTTCAGAGTATTCGTTACGAGTTTGATAAACTTGGCGTTGTCACTGAGATTCCGGGTTTGTATTATTACAACGTAATTGACGAAGTGAATAATGAGTTTACCAATAACCTCAAAACGGATTGGGTTCGTTCGCCTGAATTTTCTAAACAGTTCGTATTCCAAGTACCGGAAGTTACAAAAACTGCGATGTACCGTGTATTTGATACTGTACAGGAAATGGAAAACTTTGATTCTCCTATCGAAGATATGTTTGCATATGTTCGTGAAGTTGACAGTACTTATCGCTATTATAAAGCTGAGAACAGTACTTTCATGGATTGGCACAGAACTCTAGAGCAAGCTGTTTCTTATGATGTGTATAATCACAAGTATGAAGTAGCCCAAAAGATTGATCCAAATAATACTGATGAAAGTATTGAAATTAATATCGATGGTATTAAGATTGAAAACTACACAGTAGAGCTAAACACATCTGGATTGATTGATTTCGTTAATATTGACAGTACTGTGAATATCACAGAGGATTCTGTTGTTTGTATTCGTACATACAGCAAAGAGAAAGTACCAAATTTCGATCTAGGTGCTTATGAAATTCCTATTAACTTACAAAATAACCCATATAACGAATTTGTTAAGTACATCCATCAGGGTGATTATACTCCACATTTCCGTGAAATTGTCCAAAAGAACATTACTCGTGGTACAGTTGATGATTTCAACAACTACGAAGAACGTTTAGAAGCTGGTTTGGTAGACAACTCTGTTGGTACTCATATTATTCAGAACGAAGCATCAATGCTTCCACTAATGCTAGATACTGCTAACGAAGACATTGATCTATTTGAAGCATTCATGTTCTTGCAGTCTGAATACTTCCGTTTCTTAAACAAATTTAACACCCAAATGGTTAATCTATATAATGATGACAAATCCGGGTTCATGGCTAATAGTGCATCGAACATCGTGAATGCAATCTTTGATGTAATTAACGTTGGTAAAAATAATACTTTCCCATTCTATTTGGATGGTGTTGGTAGTAGTGCTGGTACTAACCGTACCTTTATTCCACCTACTCCACAGTTCATGGGTATCCTAAAAGCGTTTACCCCACAAAAAGCTACGTATATGTACGCTGGTAATGAACTTGGTTGCTATAATGTGAGCCACACTGGTATTATTTCTAAAGCATATAAAGTTATCAATGGAATTGATAAAATGGATGATGTTATCTATGAACTTGAAAATCGTATTTTCAATAGTATTGATAATTCATTCAAAGTTGTAGATTATCTACCACCAATGGATGCTAGTGATATTTTCCCTACTCCATTTAACCCAAGTACTGATTATAATGCAACAGAGTACAACACTCTTTTACTACGTGGTTATATTAACTTCATTGCAACCAATGGAATTAGTAATAGTACCCACGAATATGATCCTGCTAACTGGATGACTTGGAATTACACTGGTACAACTTATGTAATTGATGGTCAACCTACTAATTACCCTGCACGTGGTTCATGGCGTGGAATTTATACCGACATGTTTGGTACATATCGTCCTGCTACTCATCCGTGGGAAATGTTTGGCTTTGGTCAACGTCCTACATGGTGGAACCAAGAGTACGAACCAACAACAGTTCGTATTGGTGAAGGTGCAACTGATTTCATTACTGTTTATACTGCTGAAGTATATGATGAGAACGGTCAATTAGTACCAAGTGGCCTATGGGATGTTGGTTCACTTAAAGGTGATGCGAGTACTGGTACAATCCTATTCGGAAGTCGTGCTGGTCAGTATAACAAGTACAAACGTTGTGGTAAACAACCGTTTAAACTAACTGTCAGTGGTACTACTAGTGGTGGTGAAGACATTTATACATTTGAATTACTTTCCCCTGAAACATTGGGCGTTTTAAGTGGTTCATTAAACCATCGTGCAGAACCTTGGGCTTATGGTGACATGGGTGACATGGAATTTACTTACATGAACACTGGTATGTTCCCTTACGATCAAGCACTATTGCTATACCGTGCAAAACCAGCACAGTTTGCGAACTATTTCTATGACACTCGTGGTAGTACTCTTAAGAAAGTACTAACTGATGACTATCAATTCCTATATGGTGATACTAATCATCGTTTAAACTTCAACAGTACAACACTAGTTAATGGTGAGAATAATAACCGTGTTATTGGTTACCAAATGGCTATTACTGATTACCTATTGTACCAAAACAAAAACGTAACAACCAAATATGGTGATGTATTACGTTCATCTAACATCAACATTGGTCATAAACTTGGTGGTTTCACCAAACAAGATCAACTTAGTTTCTATTCTGAGTCTTTCGGTCTAATTAGTACTGAAAGTCAACACATCGGTTTAGTTAAAAGCTCTGCTATTCGCAATGAAGTGCTAAGTGCAGTAAAAATCACTTGGACCGGAAGTGCGTATCAGATTGATGGTTATGATTTAGTTGGTGCAAACTTTAAAGTTCTAGTTCCTAACAAGAATGGTAAGAAAGTAACTACACAAGTTGGTAATCGTGTTGTTGTAACGTACATGGATTACACTTCTAACACAAATGAAATCGAATATGGTACTACTTTTAACTCATTCCAAGATGTTTACTCATTCTTGTGTTCATATGGTAAGTACTTAGAAACTAAAGGCTGGATTTTCGAAGACCAGAACGACGATGGTGTTATCCTTGATTGGGATGAGATTGGTAAAGATTTCCTACTATGGAGTCAAGAATCTCTAGCACGTGGTGAGTACATTTCAGTATCTCCAAGTACTGCAAGTGCTAAATTCGGTTCAGAATTCGGTTCAGTACAATCTGTTACTCAATTCAACGGTGGTGTTTGGTCATTACTTGATGATGAGAACGCTGGTATTCGTCCATATGAGATTGAAACTACACGTTTAGGTAGCGTCTTTACCGTTCGTCTAGCAGATGATGTGGATAAGCGTATGGCGTTGATTCGTTTGAACCTAGTTTCATATGAACATGCTGTAGTGTTTGATGACGTAACTATTTTTGGTGATTCGATCTATATTCCAGTATATGGTTCAGTACAAGAGTTAATTCGCATGTACGGTTATGTAACTGGTGGTTGGAATGGTCGTTTAGAAGCACCGGGCTTCATAGTACTAGAAGCTGGTACATTACCAGACTTTGAAACCCTAGTAACTGATTTCCAACGCTACTATGATGTTGATGAACCAGTATCGAACGTAAGTCTTCGTGATTTAGGTCGTCACTTGATTGGTTATCAGTCCAGAGAATATCTAATCCAAATGATTACGAGCGAACCAGCACGTGTAAACTTCTATAAAGGTTTTATTCGTGATAAAGGTTCTAACCAAGTACTAGAACGTGTACTACGTGTATCAAAATCTTATAATACTGATGAATATAAAGCACTACAAGAGTGGGCTTTCAAGATTGGTGTATATGGTAACCTATATGGTACTAAATCACTACAATTCCGTCTAGTTAACAATGAATTTAAACAGCAACCGCAGTTAATTACGTTTGATGAGAACGCAACTTCTAATGGTGATGGTAACAACATTGTGTACTTTGGTAAACAAGGTGCTGACGACCGTTGGGTAACACGTCCGAAAGGTCACTTTGCATTCCCGATGCGTTCTGGTAAGAGTGAGAACATCAATCTACCGGATATTGGTCCAGTAACACTTGATGAAGTGGACTATAGTACTCGTGATTTTGAAACAGCTTATGCAGATCGTCTAGCTTATTATGCAAATAATGGTGAAGTACCTGATTCTGTGTGGATGTTCCACGACATGAACGACACTTGGAACATTTTCAACCTAAACAACACGAATGTTAAACTAACTAGTATTGTTGCGATTGAGAGTGATGATGGAATGCCAACTACTCACTGTAAGTTAGTACTAAGTGCTGCTCATGGTATGAGCAATGGTGATTATTTCTACTTCGTAGATGAAACAAACTACATGCCTGACCTATTAGCATCAGAAATGCAGTACTATAGTGCAGGAACAGCAGCAAACGAAATTATTGTTCCAGTGAACATTGCAATTGATATGACATTCTCTGCACCGCAGCCAGTATTATATCGTTATGTGTCTCGCTTCGCAACTTCTTCTGCTAAAGATTCCTATATTAACAAAAAGTATAGTTATGCTGCACCGGAAACTAAACTTTTCGATAAAGCGACAACGTATAACTCTTTAACTAACGTTACTGAATTGTATATTAACATTTATGACCCAATCAACGGTGTTCTACCGGGTCCAGCCATGACAAACGTAGGTTTCGTCGGTTCCCATGACCCAGCATTGTATAATAGCAATGGTGAAGAGGAAATGGCTTGGGGTACTGATAAAGTTGGTCAAGTTTGGTGGGATACCAGAGAAGCATATTTCTTAGATTACACCCGTCCTGTTTATGACACTGATGGTAATGTTGATAATGAAGCTACTTTGGATTACAAACGTGTTAATTGGGGCAAATTACTACCACATTCAGAAATTAACATTTATGAGTGGGTTAGTTCTCCAGTTGAGCCTTATGATTGGGAAAGATATTGTGACGAACAATCTAAATTAAACAAAAATGAAAATTCTTATGTTCCAAGTGGAGAAGCATTAGAAGAAAACTATAGTCAGTTCGTCGTGTACGATACTGCATCACAAACTTATGTGAATAGATATTTCTTCTGGGTGAAGAATAGCATTTATGTACCACAAGTTAAGAATCGTGATAAATCATGTCAAGAAATTGCACGTATTATCAAGAATCCATTAACTTTAAGTACTCCTTGGTATTCTCCAATCTCTGAAACTTCATTTATCATGTCTGACATGCAATATGAAGTAACTGATGACAAGAGTATTCTAACTATTAACTACAAAGAAGATCACGACGATGTTATTAAACACGAACAGTATCAACTTTGTAAAGAAGGAGATAATTACAACTTCAACCCTGAGATTTGGAATTCACTTTGGAATTCACTAATTGGTCAAGAACCATTAGCGAACGGGAAAGTACAGGAATTGCATTACCCAGAAACCGAATTAGGTTTAGGATCATCTAAAGTATGGTTTAAAGATATTATCGAAGCTCGTAGAACATTTGTTGACGCAGCTAACGAGGTATACAGCCATATTAACATCACAACCAATAGCGTTGTAATGAATGATGTGTTTAATGTTAAGACTACAGAAGTTAACCCTAATGAAGTTGGCTTTAAAGTACTAACATATAACAATGAATTGGTTATTGCAACTAATGAAGATAAGTTCCTAGAGAACGATGCTGTATTAGTTAGCACAAATGGCACATTGCCATCACCACTCTCAAGTACAAGTGTGTATTTCGTACACTTTGATGAAAACGGTTATATTCATCTAATGAACAACCCAAGTACATCTGGTTCAGCGATTACTATTACCTTGGAAAACAGAGGTGAAGGTCAACATAGTATGATTAAGCAAACTGATTATATTGAATCACTAGGAACTTCCCTAGACATGACTCAGTACTGGTCATTAGCTGATTGGTATGATGTTGGCTATGATGAAAATACTGAATATACTTCAGAAATTTCTCTAACTGTAGCTGATACGAAGAATTACCAAGTTGGTGATATTATTCGTGTAACTGATGCAGATGGTGTTTGGACATTGTACCGCCGTGATAGCTCACGTAACCTATTAATTTGGACAGCGATTGGTCGTCAGAACAGTACTGTTAAATTAAACAATCAATTGTATAACAACTACTCTCAATATAACGAAGATGGTTCTTTATCTAACGTTGAAATAAACGTTCGCAAAGCCCTAGCCTTGTTTAAGAATTCATTTGATGGATATCAGAGTCAGATTGTTTTCGATATGGTTAAGTATGTTCACGTTGAGCAAACTGTTGTTGATTGGGTATTCAAAACATCTTACATCTACATTGTAGGTTTGGATCAGTCTCTTAAACAGAACTATTCAAACAGTGAAGATTTAATTGGACAAATCGTGGCGTACTTTGAAGAAGTTAAACCATACAGAACTAAGATTCGTTCTCAAATTGAACAGAAAACATCTGACAGTGATGAAATCAATGGTATCATGAATGATTTAGATCCTAACGGATATATCTATCGTGATGGTAAATGGGTTAAAACTCAAGCTGACATTTGGGATTATGAGTATGCACAATTTAACACTACCACTAACAAGTGGGAAATTCATGGTTCTCTACCTGCTGACTTCGAGTTACCAAATAGACGTTTCCAAGAAATTGATGTTATTATGCATTACGATAATGTTCAATGTAAACCTGATGAAAATATGCCAGATGCATTAGAATTAGAAACAGCAAATAACGCATACCAAAGTAATGAACAAGACTTTTTAAGTAAAGGGAGTCATTACAAACTTCAACGCTATACATATACAGTTCCAGTTGCAAACCAACTAGATATTGAAAATGCTATCAGTACTGAATTAGTCAAAACCTATCCTACGTTCAACATGGGAAGTGGTCTAGATGTTGGTCTACGTGAAATGTACAATACTCTAATGAACGATGCCGCTGCTTCTAACCAATTTACGGCTGATGTAATTACTGCGACAAACAAAGTTCTAGCAAGTGATGAATCCGTTGATGTTATGCAGAAGTACAGAATGTACAACACTCTTTCTAACCGCTTGAGAGTTTACACTAATTACGACATTGATTCAATCGAAGAACAAGTTGGTTGTCCATTTAAAGGCATTTCAATCGATGATAACCCAAATACTCGCCTACCGTTAGGTTTTGCGGCAAGTAATGGAGAAAACTTTGGTTATGTAATGCACTCGGTGGAACTATTCAATAAGTTTATGGCTATGGCTAAAGAAGCTCATCCAGAATATACACATGATGAATTGTATTACTATCTAGAATATGAATACGGTTTATACTGCTGGCAGGTTATGACCTCACCAGATGAAGATGGGAATGTTTCTGATGATTTCTATCGCGACACGGTTCAAGTACTAACAGCGATGAGAAGTACTTACTATAAAGATGACCTCGATCATTATGCGTTTGCAGAAGCAATTCTAAACAACCATGATGTTGATGCATACTGTATGGTAATGATTCCACGTAAAATGGTATTTGTTCGCAATGAAGCGAATGAATATCTAGATGTGCCGTTTGACCAAAGTCTCGAAGACTTCATGGAAGAACAGTTCATTAGTGAAGGTAATAACGTATTCTTAGCTGAAGTTAACCTTAATGATTTACCGATGGATCAAAACAATCCATTGTACTCTGATTATCAAAAAATCATGACTGCATATAACGACAGAGAATATTATGATGATATGAATTCTTTCGATAACCTTGCATTTGAATCTCAAACAAAACGTGTAGAACGAATTGCAAAAGATTTAGTGAATGCAACGCAAGATTCTTACTTCATGGACATTTCGGAGTTAAACCCGAATAAACAAAATATGTCTCAGTTACGTTTTACTATTGATGGTTATTCATATGATGAAGATAACATGCCGCAGTTGAAAAACCAAGGCAACTTCCAAGTTGAAGGTTATGTTACTCTAAACCCATATAATAAATCTGAAGTACTAGTGAGTATTCCTAGATACGAAGAAGCAATTGCCTTAATGGATAGAACTAACATGTATCATGACGAAATCAAGTACTCCAACCACGTTTATGACATTACTAACATCAATGGTGTTGTTCGTCTAGGAAGTGGACATGGCTTAAAAGTTGGTGATAGTGTTGCAGTCTTTACCCCAGATGGTGATGATTATGCAGCTAACGCAGTTGATGGTACATTCGTTACTATTCTAACCTCTGCATCTATTCGTACTGGTAACAGACCACGAATCTTTAAAGTAGGGGCAGTTAATGGCGATGTGGTAACTATCACCGGATTGGTGTTTAGCAATACTTATACGCATTCAAGCGATAGATGGTTACGTGGTGCTCCATACACCAGTGTCAATATCGTGCGTGTAACGTCCTTCACGGACTCCAGTTTTGCGACCTCATCCCACGTCAAATATGCTGCTGATCGCTCTTATGCGGTCGATGCGATGGATTATGACGTGTTCTATGATGTTATGTTGGAAGGTGGAAGCTATACTGATAATCTTCCAAAAGATGATTATGATGTGTGGTATGTTTCTAACGAAATCTTTGATGAAAATGGTGTAGAAGTTGATCACGGATATTATCAACCGATTTACGGACAAGGTGTTCTTAGTGAGCTAGTTCGTTCTAAACTTGATGATTCACTTCAAATCTATGTTTATGAATATAATACCAGTACCATCAAACCAGTACTTGTACCTGAAACGGAAACGTCAGATGCATATTGGACATACGCTTTAACAGTGGTTGATGGGGTTTACATTCAAACAAACAGTAGATGTACTGTTGTCCTAAACGATAGTGTTGAGAACATCACGTATGTTTCTAAACCTACCGCAGTTGGTCAAGTTACCGTAAATGGTTCTGTTGTTAGTGGTGTTTCTGCTAGTAAAGACGATGTAATTGAAATGAATTCTCAGCTAATGCTAATGCGTTCAAATGGTCATGCACTATTTGGATACAAAGGAAGTGCAGAGAACTATTATCCTACTCCGTTTAGTGATAGTGGTTTGAATTTAGGAAAAGAAAGTAAAATGGATATGTATGCAAATAACTATCCGGTTATACCGTTGAGTACTTATACTTCTTCTCTACAAATTCCGGGAACAATTCTAGCAACGTTGCTTAAATGATAAAACAAAAAGGAGCCTTTCGGCTCCTTTTTTTATTTCACGATAACAATCTTATCGTCTTGTACGCCGAACTCGACAACCCCACCATTTTTGTAGTGAGCCACATAGCATTTCTTTTGCTAGTGGTAAGCGAATGTTCTGCTCAATGGTACGCTTCATAGGACGTGCACCCATACCGCGTTGTACGCCGTTTTTAGCCAACCAAGCACGTGCATCATCATTTAGTTCTACAACCACGCCACGACCCGCTACGGCTTCAGAAACCTGACTCATGAACTTGTCAATAACGTTGTCAATTGCCTGTGGTGATAGGTCTTTGAACTTCACGATTGCATCAATACGGTTACGGAACTCAGGTGGTAGGAATTCTTTGATAGCTTTATCCTGACCAGTTTCAGTTGAACCCATATTCATGCTGCGTTTACCAGCATCAGCAGCACCCAAGTTAGTAGTCATAATAACAGTTACGTTATTGAAGAAAACAGTCTTGCCCTTAGAACCAGTTAGACGACCTTCATCTAGTACCTGAAGGAAGGTTAGTAGTACTTTAGGGTGTGCCTTTTCAATCTCATCTAGAAGAAGAATTGCATTTGGATGCTGTTCTACTTGGTCTAGAAGTAGGCCGTTACCAGTGTCATGACCAACATAGCCGGGAGGTGAACCAATTAGTTTTGCAACGGTATGTTCTTGAGAGAACTCAGACATATCGAAACGAATTAGTTTAGAACCCATTGCATCTGCTAGTGCTTTGGTAATTTCAGTCTTACCAGTACCGGATGGTCCAACAAACATGAACGCACCTTGTACGCTAGAAGCATCACGTAGGCCAGCACGAGCTACCATTACGTTATCAACTAGTGTATTAACTGCTTCTTCCTGACCGAACACACGATTACGTAGCATTTCTGGTAGTTCAATCATACGAGTACTTTCAGTACAAGCAACTACAGAAAGATCTAGGTTTGCGATACCTGCAACAACTTCTTCGATATCTTTACGTGTTACTACTAGATCAGTACCAGTTTTAGTACGATTCTTCGCCGCTGAAGCATCTAGTAGATCGATTGCCTTATCAGGATAACGGCGGTTCTGTAGGAACTTCTTAGATAGCTCCATGATAGCACTCATCGCTTCTTCTGTATAGGTTACGCCGTGGAATTCTTCGTATTTGGATTTGATACCATTTACGATTTGAGTAGTTTCCTCGAACGTTGGTTCTGATACGTCAATTTTCATGAAACGACGAGATAGTGCACCGTCTTTTTCAATGTGCTGACGATATTCATCATAAGTGGTCGCCCCAATAACACTAATTTCACCACGTGATAGTGCTGGTTTGATTAGGTTGCTCATATCCATAGTACCGGAAGATGAAGAACCTGCACCCATGATAGTGTGAATTTCATCGATGAATACGATGGTGTTTTCACGAGTTTTAATTTCTTTTAGGAAATTATCTACACGTTCTTCGAATTCGCCGCGATACTTAGTACCAGCAGTGAACGAACCCATGTTTAGAGAAAGAATGGTTAGATCTTTCATGTGTTCTGGAACGTTACCATCAACGATAGCTTGTGCTAGACCGTCAATAATTTGTGTTTTACCAACACCAGCTTCACCAGCTAGGCATGGGTTCTTTTTGGTACGACGAGAAAGAGTTTCTACTAGTGCAAGTAGTTCTTTTTCACGTCCAATCATTGGATCTAGTTTACCTTCACGAGCTAGCTCAGTTAGGTTGGTAGTGTAGTCTTCAATAGACTTCTTACCAGATGATGGTTGCTGTTGAGCCACACGGCCTCCTTTCTGTTCGGTTTTAACACTCTGGGTCAAATCTACATCGGCACGTCTTTCGCTTACGTACTTCTGAAGTGAACGTGCTACTTCAGTGCGGGTCAACGACTGCTCTTTAAGAGCTACTTCTAGTGCTGTGTTGGAGAACGATAAGCACTCGAATAGTACAAAGAACCCTTCAACCGTAAAATCATCATTTTTTAATTGTTCGATTACTGATTGTTTTTGTAGTTCATACATTACACGAGTTACTAGTACTGAAACTGGTACTTGCTCATCTCCAATTGCTTCTTTCACTGATAGTGGAAGCTGTGGTGGTGGAACTTCACGAAGGTAACCTTCGATACGCTGACTTAGTTGGTCAGTATCAATTGAAAACGTTTCTAGTGCTGTTTTCACACTGTCAACTTTAAGAGCGATTGCACTTAGATGGTCAATCGTCATGAACTCATGGCCTAGGCTACGTGCAAAGGCTTTACTATCGTCATATAAATCTTGAAAACTGTAACTCATAAGTGCTCTCCTATTGAAATTTTGCACGACATAATAAATTATATCACAAAAAAACTGATTTGTCCCAAAAAAGTAAATACAAATATATAAACATTTTGGAGACAACAAATGGCATATAGCATGTGGAAAAAAGGCCGTCACGATGACTATAAATTCATCGACGGTGCAATTGCCGACCAATACAACATGGGTGGAACCGATATGTGGTTGTACTGTTACATTGGTCCTAAGAAAAATACGGGTACTGACCCTTCATTACCAGATTCTACAGGAAACACTATCGATGTGTCAAGCATTAGTGATTTAATCTTTGGTGAAACTCCAGATCGTGCATACAATCTAGAAGCTCTCACCCTTCCAGTAGTTTATCAAATACAAGAAGCAACACCTGACCTAAAAATTCCGGGATTGTTCTTCAACTTCAACACAATGGACATTACATTGCATTATAACACAATGATGCAGCGTGTAGGAAGAAAAATTATACCCGGAGATGTAATTGAACTACCTAACTTACGTGACTTCGATGTTATGGGTAAAGATAGTGGCTTAAACCGCTTCTACGTTGTACAGGATGCGTTCAGAACGTCTGAGGGTTACTCAGTGACATGGCAGCATCATATTTTTAAGATACGTGTAAAACCGCTTACAGACAGTCCTGAGTATGCTGACCTCATCGGAGGTGGTAACAACAACTTCCCGGACGATCCTGATGATCCAAACAACGGTAATGGTAACAGTACTAGTGATGGTGGCGAAAATAGTGATTACGGCAACGAGCTAGAAATAATGAATCGCATTATTATGCAAGCTGATGACGAAGTACCTTACATTCACTACACTAACGAACACCTTTACAACGATAGAGTGGATTTATACAGTGAAGCACGTGAAATCTTCCGTGGAACAACATTCCCTAAGAAACCGTCAAAGAACATGTTCTTCTGGAAAGAGACTTTACCATTACTTCTTGAGAAAGTCAACACTGAATGGGAAGAAGTTCCAACAAAATACGGTCCAGATTTCCCAAAACGTCCAAAAGATGGAGATTTCTTCATGCAAGAAGATCCTGCATCAATTTGTGGCTATACACTGTATCAGTACTTAAAATCTGATAAACGTTGGCTCGTTTGTGACCTTGAATACACCAAAGACCGCAAGGAAGACACCGATTCTGCCGATTTCTATGTATTATACACAACTCCTGAACTTTTTCAAGTACAAGATGACAATAAAACGTGGATTCTCGCTGATCAAGAACACCAGAAGTTCTTCGTGTCCAAGGAAGTCATTGAAAACATCTACAACCCTGAAGATTGGCGTGAAGAAATTCCCCCAGCACGTGGAACTGTAGGCGAAGGAACAACTTTCCCTAGTGATCCAGAGGATAATGAGTACTTTTACCGTACTGACTATACTCCAGTTACTTTATGGAAGTATTCTGAAGAATCTCACTCTTGGAAACAGTTCAACTACGGTGGACGTAAGCCTTGGACGGGTGCAGATCAGTATATGACAGGTTTCTTGAACTCACCAGACCGTGTTCCATTGCAAGATGCAGTAAAACCAAACATTGTGTACAGAGTACATAAGGATAAAAAATAATGAAAGTAGAATATTACTACGATGGACAGTTTCACCGTGTTCTAATGCACTTGATTAGACTTTTCGGAGACTTTCAAGTACGTTTTGGCTCCGATGATGAAGGAAATCCAAAGTACCGCAAAGTACCAGTACGCTATGCAGACATTTCTCGCATGGCTCAGTACATTATTAACGGAAATAGTGAAAACGTAGCTAAAAGTTCACCTATGATGACTATTAGTGTTGATTCATTCACTATGGCACGTAAGGATATTCGCTCACACTGGTCACAAAACATAGTACTAGGTACTAATGAGTCACCTGCACAGAACGAATATAACCATACATTAGCAGATCAGTACAGGGTTGAGCGTTTCAACCCGGTTCCGTGGGATTTGACCTTCAGTTTAAACATCTGGACAACACTTCTTACTACTAAAATGGAACTTTTAGAACAACTAGCGTGTCTTTTTGCACCTTCAGTGACGTTACAGACCTCCGAGAACCCGTTAGATTGGTGTTCACTCACTGATGTTGAACTATTGGACACGACTTTTAGCTCAAGAGCTATGCCTCAAGGCACTGACACTGACTTAGATATTGCCACAATGACATTCAAATGTCAAATTTGGATGAGTTTACCTGCAAAAGTGACAAAACCAAAACTAATTGAGCAAATTGTTACTAATATGCAAATCGCAAACACTGAAGAGAACTTTATTCTAAGTGACTTCAATGATATTGTGGTTGATGTGTTCACTCCTAAGAATATGGGAATACTTGTAGACAAAGTTGATAGTGGAGATAAGAGTACTGAAATGTACGAATTAACGCTAGTTAGACCAAGGATTAAATACAATATCAGCGAATGGTAGAATC